TTCATATAAGAATCTTGAGTAAGGAATTTTTGAAACGTGTTTTAATTTATCTGAGAAGTATTTAAGTGCTTCTGTATCTGAAAGATCTGGTCCTTCACTGTTAAGTGTTTCAATTTCTGGTGAATCACCATCTTTAGAAGGTAACCAATACTCTTTACTAAACTGTAGCATTGGTTTACCATCTGTAGCCAAAGTACCTGATTCCCAATCAAAATCAACTGACTCTTTATATGAGTTCATTAACTGTGAAAGTGATTGTTTTGCCCTAGTCTTAGATTTACCTCCAACTGGAATAACAAACTTCATTCTAAATGAAGCGTTGGTCACGGCCCAAATAACTCTGGTGTGTTCCATAATTCTTAACAAGTTAAATGCTCTTGTTAATCTCTCAATATACGAAACTCTTGATGCCGTAGTAATTGAAGAGTACGAAATATAGATAATCTGTGAATCGTAGAGTTTACGTTCTTTAACTGGATCATCTTTATATTGTACCCATACTTTCTTACCATCATCGTGATTATAACCAGGAATAAGTGTGATTGGATCTAATTCTTTAAAACCAATAATTTCCTTTTGGTCAGGAGAATAAATTATTTCAAATGCAAGATAACCATCGATTAGAAATTTTCTAAAGAAATACCATGCGGATTGGTCAGAATTAAAACCGAAATAGTGATAGATTTGTCTAAAATATTTATTAAGATCCTTATCTACTTGTTCTGAAATATCAATACCTAATATTTCAGGGTAACAGAAAAAGTTTTTCTCATCATATACGATAGTTTCATCACAAAGAATATCTAAAATATCTTCTACTTCATCGTTTAATGAAAACTTTCTAAGTTCTTCTCTTTTACCTTCATATGATTGATCAAAGAATGGAATATTAGATCTTAGGTTAGTGTCTGTCATAGACATTGCTGCAAATGCACCATAGATATCGTCGTTGTCAACCCCAAATGGGTTCATTTGACCATAACCTATTTCAGCTTCCATTGGTCCAATTGCTTGTGATTGTCTTAGTACTAAATCATCATAGCGCATACCGAACGAAGACAATGACTTTAGAGCATTTGAAATGCTAAAAGGTCTTGATCCATTACTTAATGGTCCATTTCTGTCGTTAAATCCTGCCATACTATTATATTATTATGTTCTGTTTATATATCTTTTCTTTTTGAGCGCGCCTTTAGGTGCTCTCTAAATTGTCTTTTAACTTCATTGATCCCAATACCATTTAAGTCTTGAAAATCGCAAAGAGCTATTTTAGCCCAACTTTCATAAGAAACTACTTTTTGATTCTTTTTTAGTTGAGGTATGTATTGCCTAATAGCAAAATCAAATCCAAATTGTTTTAAAAACTTGACAACGTCTTTGTATATTAGATTAATTTCACCTTGTGTTAACGCATTATTTTCTTTAGATCTTCCTGTTTTAGATTTAATTTGACCATCCATTCTATCATAGATCATATCTAATAGATCTTCTTTCATCTGTACTGGTAATAAGTTAAGATTAATTCCAACGTCCGTACCACTCTCATGTGGATCCATAGCTAACACAACAGGATTCATATCCCACCATTCTAATGTTTTAATGTGTTTAGGTTTTTCATATCTAAATACATGGATCATTCCAACCCTAAATGGTTTACTGTGTTTTGCTACAGTATTATCTCTAATAGATTTGGAAGCTTCATCAAACCATTTTTCCGCGCTTTTTCGTGCTTTAGTTTTACTGCCAGCTTCCTTAGATAAATCCTTAATTTCTTTTTTTATTTTACCCATTATTTAAGAGACTTTTCTGTTAGAACTATGAACCTCCAACCTCTATTTTCAGCCCATGCCTTTGCATATTTATATTTATCTCTATTTTTTATATACTGTTCTGCTAAAAACTTATAGGATTTAAGTGCCTTTTGACTATTCTTTTTAGGTGGAGTTGGCTTTGTAATTTGTGCCTCTGGTTTAATTTCTATTAAAAACTCTTCGTCTCCATCAATACCTCTAGTTTTCATATAGAAATCTGGATAATATTTGTGTTCTCTTTTATCGAATGACCATATATAGTTAATCTCAACTGGTTCACTGGACCATTTAATTACACTATCTCTAGTATCACACATGATCATAAATTTACGTTCCCATGAAGATCTATAAATAATTGGAATTGGCCCAATATATTTTTCTGGATTTGTTGGTGTAAAATACCCTTGTACAAATCCAGAATTTCCAGTTGGTTTGAGATTCTTTATTGACATTTAAATATTAAACATTCCGCCGCTATCATCACTTCCACCATTAGTAGTAATTCTGTCGATTGATAAAGTTCCTTTATATTTTTGTGGGTGAATTTTATTCCAACCCTTTGCATATCCTCGTTTTGCAATTTCTGTAAAATACGCAAACGCATTTGGATATTTTGGATTAAAGTTTCTCCAATATTTAAGTAGATCTAATAACGCAAATTGAAGACAATCGTTCCTGTCGTCGCTGTTAACATAATTTAGTTTGTTAATAGTTCTTTCTGCTAAAAGCACCAACATTTTTTCTGCAGTTGGCGTTAATTTATCTAATTCTTTAGATTTTACTAATTCGTTATATAAGTCTTTATTATTTAAATAATTCTTTTTTCTGGCCATAATCTTTATATATGTTTAGTATTATACTAAAAAAAGCCCAATTGTTTCCAAATGGGCTTTTTAAATAATAATATACATGTTTAAATCGAATCTTCTGCTGCGATTTTAAGTTTATTTTTCTCTATTCTCATTGGCTCTTCGTTTACGAAAACCGTTAAGATATCTGATTTACCTTTTCCTGTGAATTCTAAAGCATCTACTTTAACTTTAGATCCTAGTGGTAAATCTTCTGATTCTACTGTTGTTTCTGCACTAACATAACCATCGTCTCTCGTTAAAAGATCTTCATTTTGTAAATCAGCTAATTCTTCAGAGATTCTAGTTATTTCACTATTTAATAAGTTGTCAGCTGCTTTAATATCTGGTAAATTTCTATTTGCTTCTGATAATCTACCCTTTTGATCTTTTAAGAATGCAATCATTTCATGCATTAATTGTGTCTTTGCTAATTTAGCAGCTCTTCTTTCTTTGTAAGATTCTAAGATATCTTCAACCATTGTTGTAATATCTGCACCTGTATTTTCAGCAACATATTCTATCGCTGCATCTGCTAAAAGTTTTGTGAATTTTTCAATTTTAGTAGCTTCATTAATTCTATACACGAACATGTTATTATCTGCTCTCATTGCTAAAACTCTAACATCTCCGTCTCTGGATTCTGAGATAAATTCTAATACGTTATAATGATTATGATTTTTAGATGCAAATTCAAATAAATTGATCAATGCTTTGTCATTATACTTAATATATGCTGCAGCTAATAAGGATTCTGCAAGAGGAAGAGATGTTGAATATGCTAATTCTACATTACCTGCATAAAACTTATTCTCAGATACATTATAAGATAATTTAACTACGATTGATTCTGTAAGTAAATTAAGTTTTGATGATTCTAAAACTGCTAATTCATTTTCAACTTCAGTTACTGCTAATTTCTTACCAGATACTTTGTATGATTTAATGTTTTCATTTAAGAAATTAATCTTTTTATCTAGTTCTACTAACGTATTAAAGTTATCTAATGCTGATTCATTAACTTTAGAAATAGTCTTCTTATTGTTATAGTCATAGTAAAAAGAAACACCTTCATTAGTAATGTTAAACAATTCATTTGCTTTAACTAAAAATGAAAACTCTTCTGAAACATTAGTGACTTTTTCGATATGACTTCCCGTCATTCTGAAATTTTGTCCACCGGCATGAAATACAAAACCATTTTTAGATTCTATAACTGGTGAAATAATTCCTTTGTTTAAATTTGCCATTTGTGTTATTTAATTTTTTATATATATCTTTATTTTATTCGTTGAATGGGAGATCAGTTGCTTCAATATCGTTTATGTCACCCATCATAGGCTTATCTTTATCTAAAACATTAGTTCCATAATCGCTTGCATTTGTAAATTTAAAAATTCTATTAGAATTCTTTCTTCTCTTAGAAGTTCTTAATAATTGTGTATTAGTATTTATTAATTGACCTAAGGTATTCATATTAAAATCACAATCAGTGTCAACTAAAATCCAATTAGTAAGATCTTCATTCCAATGCCAAACAGTACAATCTGATACGTCATAGTATACTACTGGACTTGGTAATTCACCCTTATAAAATTGATTAGGATCAAGTGCCAGTGTATTAGGATCTCCATAGTTACCAGTAACACCACTTTCATAAGTAGATCTTGTAAACTTAGTGTAAATGTCATCTTCAAAATCAAATGAAGGTATATTTGTATTAATTTCTAAGCTAAATGTAATTTTATGATTTCCTTTGTCGTCGAATCCATATTCAACTGGACGTTCTTGACTATAATCATCTGGCATCATATACTCAGATGAAATTCTATACATACCATCTTCTAGGTGACCCGCATCAACATGAAAGAAATTAGCCTTATACATGTTTTTAATAATCGATTCAGTAACCTTAAACATATCCAATTGACTAGATAATAATATTTCTACATCAACGCTGACTACACATGGAATCATTTCAAATTCAGCAACAAAACCTTCCATTAAGCCACTTTGATTCATCATTGTGTAATTACCTAAATTTCTCTTGTTGACAAGTTTACCTGGATCTATTGAAAATGAAGATAAGTTTACTATGCCTCTTGGTACTTTATCGTAATTACCATCTGCGAATTCCCCATTTGGGTCACATGATTCTCCGTTTACATTTGAAAATAAAAAATTATCTTTAATAAAGTTTTCATCACCAGAAACTGCATAAAAAAATGGCACATCTACAACAGCTCGTTCTTCATTAGAGATTTGTCTCCAAAAACTAAGCTTGCTGTTTAGATCAGCTAAAAGGCCGATAATGATATGTCTAATAACACTATCATCCTTGTTGTATTTTAAATTATATGTTGCCATCTATATATGTTAGTCGCAATTAACTTGAGCCGAGAAACGAATATAATTATTCTCATCATATGAATCTTCATTAAATTCTTGTGCACCTCGATTTAGTACAATAGTAACCTTATAATTTGCTTCTGCAATTGCTTCTCCTGGACTGCCTACGGATGTAGTTACTGTATTAGAATCAATTATATATGTTTTTCCAACAGTTAAATTATGGGTTGACAATGCATATGTACCGAATTCATAACCACATGGTATTACATCATACAAGTATGTTGATACTGTTGGTACAGGTGTTTCAGTTGGACTTGGTCGCGTTGCAGTAGGTGTTGGTGTTGCAGTTGGAGGCACTGCAGTCGGTGGTAGAGTTGCAGTCGGCACTGGTGTTGCAGTCGGTAAAGGCGCTGCATTGAAATTAGTCCAAATTTCATTTGTTTGGCACCATGATAGTGCATCATTTTCTCCATTATTGTTACCGGGAGATTTATCAAACTCAACTGGATTTTCAATAAATACAGAATACTCTTCTACCCAAGATACAAATGCCGCAGCAGAATCTAATTCTTCAAATGCAAAATATGCCGTTGGACCTCCAGTTGGATTACCGATAGCAGGACTTGTATTAGTACCAAATGGTGTATCTTCAGTTGTTATAAAACATGCTATAATTTTCCCGGGAACTTCTTCTGGTCCCATAAAAAATCTAATTCCATTTTCTAATGCTGCTTGAAAACCAATTGTAGGTTCTCCAATTAAAATTCTACCTACATTTTCGGTTCCTCCTAATCTTGTATTGTTACTGCTAAATGCAAAGGGTCTTGATGCCATTGTGAATATTATTTTTTATTTATATATCTTAATCTATATTTTCTATAGTAAATTTAGAAAAACCGTTCTCTCTGTATATCTGCAATTTCTTGTCAAATATTTCATGCGGGAGAACAGAGTGATTAATTACAAATGTATTTATCTTATTTTCTTTAATGACTTGATTCAATATTTTTAATATATTGTAAACTCCATCGTGATCAACTGAACTCAGTAATTCATCTAAAAATAAGAGATTTAATTGTGGAAATCTAAGTTTTAAGATTTTAATAATGGCGATGATAATAATAAAATCGGCTTTCTTACGTTCTCCAGTTGAAAGTGTCATTGGATTAATATCTTCACCTAAGTGATTGATGATACAGTTAAACTTCTCATCAAATCTAATATGAAATTGCAAGTGCATGGTTTGAGCCATTGCAGCAATGTTAGTATTAAGCCCAGGTAAAATAGTTTTAACAGCTAGATTTTTTACGCCATCTTCTCCTAACACTCTTTCAACAATTTCCATAAATGCATATTCAGCACTAAGATCTCCTTTAGTTTTAGACTTAGTAGATTCTTTTTCTTCAAAATCTGTAATTAAATTCTTAAGATGTTCAAATTGAGAATCGTCTGGAGTACCCTTTATTTTAAGTAATTCAGACTTAAATGTCTTCATACTATATCTAATATCGGTAGCTCTTTCTTCTATATTTCTTTTATTAGATCTTAAATCATCAATATTATTCTTAATATCCTCCAATGATTTTTTAAATTCTTTTATTTTTTTAGTGTCTTCTTCTATTTTAGTACAAAAATGTTCTTTTTTATCTAGGTGCCATTGACTATCTAATTGAGTTTCACACGTTGGACATTTACCACTTTCATACAATTCTAATTTCTTTTTTAAATACTCTATCTCGTGTTTTAATGAAGATGCATCCGATCGCGTAGATTCATATGATTCTGTATTAGTTTTTATTCTAGCTTCAAGATCATTTTTTTCTAAATCTAATGTCTTAACGCTTTCGTTTAATTTAACTAGACTAGATTTTAATTCATCTATTTTAGAATTATTCTTCTCTTGTGATTCTTCTAATAAAGCATTGAGTTTACCTTTAACAGAAGCAATGGAATCAATGATTTGATTTAGTTCAGATTCATATGAATCGATATCCATTTTTATGTTTCTTCTTTCCGTTTTAATTGACATTTGCATATCATTAAGGATAGAAAAGCCAAACATCTTATCAATGATCTGTTTCTTATCTTGATTTGACATTGTCAAAAAAGATTTAAAATCATTAACAGATAAAATAATTATATTTTTAAAAACGTGATATGGAATTCCAAATATCTCTTCTTCTAAATAATCTTGTACAGACTTCTTACCTGCTTTATCAAATTCAGTACCATTAAGTCTTACCGTAAAAGTATTGGGCGATAAACCTCTTTCTATTTCAACTTCAATATTACCGCACGTTAAGCCTATTTTAACTTGTAATTCTTTATTAATTCTATTTGGTAAATCAGCTAATTTAACACCTTCTACTCTACCGTATAATGCATATATAATAGCATTGGCGATAGTAGTTTTACCATCGCCATTTTTACCAAGAGTTAGAAATAATTTTGATTGATCTTCTTCAAATTCTATTCTTTGTAATTGATTACCGTAAGATGCAAAGTTTTTAAATTCTATAAAATTTATTCTCATATTTCAGTACCGTTATCATGAGCACATTGATTATAAAGTGCTTTTAGTTTTTTCTTTAATCTTGACTTAGTTTCTTCATCATCACCTAATCCATCAACATAAACATTACATAAATTCATAATGCTATAATTTTTATACATTTCTTCAACATCATCCATGTCATAAAAATCTTTGTCTATGTAATTTTCTTCTTGATAAATGTTTGGTTCTAATTTTCTACTAATATTTTGTATTTTATTAATCAGTTTACTGAGAGCGTTAGTAGTTGCTATCCTAGAAGGTACAAATAAATCTACAAAATTATTTCTAATTTGATTTTTAAACTGACCCAGCGGCATATCGTACAGTTGTGTGATGTTATATTTCATAAACTTAGGTGACACATCATTTGGATAAAAGGTCTCCGACATATCTTCTAAATCAACGAGATCAAATCCTTTTGTGTTATTTGCATCAGACCTTGTTAATTGATACGGGGTTCCAACCATTAATAATTTACCGCGTTCTTGTCTAAAATGAATATGACCACTAAAGACTCTGGTGTATTTGTCATAAATATTGGAATCTGTTCCATGTTCATTTTTTACTTTAGCATTTAAGTAGATACCCTTAACTTCAGAGTGACAAAATACAATTTCTGCTGTTGGATAATCTGCCAATGTTTCTGCTTCATGGTCTGCATCTCTACGCCATGGCATCATTAATATTTTTCTACCTGACCAATCCATTAATTTAGGCTCTTTATAGATCTGTACTCCAGGAATCCATTTAAGTGAATCTATTGAAGTCACTTCATTTGAATTTTTAGCCCAGATATCATGATTACCACATATGATATGTACTGGAAGAATTTGACCTAATCTTTCAAATAAATCTACAGCGTAATTAAGTACTCTAATATTAATAGATTGTCTATTATCAAAGGTATCACCGACTTGCACTAAAACATCGCCTGGTTTAACATTTTCTTTTAAAGTGGGTATAAAAACCTCTTCAAAGAATTGTTTTTGAATATCTAACCATTCTACGGAATTAGCTCTCACTCCAAAATGTAAATCACCTAGCACCCAAACTCGATTGGCACCACGCTTTAGCATAGACGTTTCAATCATTTTAAAAAAGTTTCATTATATTCTTTCTCTTAAGAATACCTGTGCGCAAATCTAATTCTTGTATTAAATCTTCTTTATATACGTTAGAGAGAGAACTATAAAATTTAGTAGGATTAATATCAAAATATACGCATAATTCACTAAAGATATCTATGCGGCTGTTTTTAGCTGCCATTTCATCAATAATATATCCATATATGTCATTAATATCTACCTTCTTAAGTGTAGTACAACGTCCTAATTCATCTACATCGTTAAATTTTTTGAATCTAGACAATTCTATTAGTCTATGAATTTCTCTTGCGATTAATTCAAAATGAATTTTTTCTTCTTCATCTTTATTATCTTTAACATTAGGATCTAATTCGAAATTTATATTACTAAATTCAGTATCTGGTGATTCGAAATTATTATTAAATATTTTATCTTGTGCCATAATTATATGCTATGTAAGTTTGAATTTGTAGTTTCTTCGGTTTCAATGAGACGCATGTAATTCCAATTAATATCTAATTTACATTTTGTACCCTTTCCTTCACCATCTCTAATCTTAAGAACCTTTAACCAATATTCATTATTAGCTCTCATTAAATCGTCTTGAATAATACCTAACATAACGTCAGCTGTGTGTGAAAGACCTGCAGATTCTGCAATGTCTGTCATGCCTATGTCGGATGAGTTATATCCATTTCTAGTAATCTGTGTTGCAGTTACTATTAACCAGTTATTACGAATACCCATTGCTCTAAGATCTTCTGCAATTTGCTTGATCTTCATATAAGTATTTTCTGTGTTTTGGTTTCTATAATTTGCTAAGATATTAATGTAGTCAATTACAACTGCACCTACCTTAATTTGTTTTTCTTCTTCTATTTGATTTACATATGCTTCAATGTCCAATACAGTTGCTTGTGAAGTTGGAAATTGTTTAACAAATAATGAACCTGGTGGAGTAAATCCATCACCAACAGTCTCTAATCTACGCTGAACATGTTCTTTGTTTTTAGCCTTGTCTGCATATTCATTGATATTAATAGTTAATAAATTAGAACCAATACGCTTTACAAATTTATGCGCTGCCATCTCTGCGGTTACAACTACTGTATTTGTACCCATTTTAACGAAGTTAGCCGCGTCATTTGCCAAATAGATTGATTTACCAATATTCTGTTCACCTGCATATACGATTAAGTTACCTCCTTTGTCATATCCACCACCTAACATTCTATCTAAGAAGTTGTAACCTGTACTAACCTTTTCAGTGTCTTTTTGATCATGTGATTCAACTTCGAAGAAGTCAAGACCTAAATCAGAATTAAATGATAAATTATTTCTATCATTAATAAGGCCCTTTACTTTTGCAACAATACTGTCTACATTTTCTGGGGTTACTGCTGTTGTTTTAACAAATTCAACAGTGTCTGTTAATGATATTTCAAATGTACGG